GCGGCAAGTTACATGCTCGGTTAAACAATCTAGCTGCGAGAATTCAACAAGATAAAATAACTTTGCCTGAAGCTTGGGCAGAGATAGAAGGATGGGTCGAAGAGCTTAACGAGCCACAGCATAAGAGGTGGTTAGTGGGCGAGTTAGATGGAGTTAGATGTTATATAAACGGCAATAACATCATAATGACCAAACAAGACCTGTATCAATAAGCCAACCCACGGGAGCTTAATCTACGGTAGATTAAAATAGATACTATGGCACTAGGAAAAAAAACAGGTGGTAGAAAGAAGGGTACACCCAACAAGAAAACCTCTTCAGTTCAAGAAAAGCTGGATAGGTTGGGTTGTGATCCAATTGAAGGAATGGCCATAATAGCTAATAGAGCTATGGCTGAAGGAGATTTACCTTTAGCTGGATCAATGTATAAAGAATTGGCTCAATACGTTGCACCCAAGCGTAAGACAGTAGAGCTATCAAATGAAGAAGGGTCAGGACCGCTAAGGATCGAATGGAAATCGTAATTCCTTATAAGCCTAGAGAGCTTCAATTAGAATTCCATCAAAATATGAAAAGATGGAATCTTCTAGTTTGTCATAGGCGGTTCGGCAAGTCAGTTTGTGCTATCAACCAGTTAGTTAAGTCATGTCTAACCTGTACTTTAGAGCGGCCTAGATTTGGTTATATAGCACCTTTCTATAAACAAGCTAAACAGATAGCTTGGGATTACTCTAAACACTACTCTAGACCGATTCCAAATATTAAAATAAACGAAGCCGAGCTTAGGATTGACTATCCGAACGAAGCTAGACTGCAATTGTTTGGAGCTGATAACCCTGATTCAATGAGAGGGTTATACTTTGATGGTGTTGTGCTGGATGAGTATGGAGATATGTCACCACGACTATTTACTGAGGTAGTTAGGCCAGCATTATCAGATCGCAAGGGATGGGCGCTCTTTATCGGATCTGCTAAGGGTGGAACTATCTTTCATGAGCTTTATGAGTTAGTCAAAGATGATCCTGACTGGTATGTTCAAGTCTATAAAGCCTCTGAGACAGGAATAATTGACTCGGATGAACTAGCCTCAGCACGAAAGTTAATGGATGAGGACGAGTACAACCAAGAGTATGAATGTTCTTGGACTGCAAGCATTAAAGGCGCGTACTACTCTAAGCAGCTGATAGAGGCTGAGGCAGATAATAGGATTACTTCAGTACCCTACGAGAAGCACCTAAAAGTCCATACGTTTTGGGATTTGGGTGTTAGTGATGCAACTTCAATATGGTTTGTGCAGGCGCATGGGAAAGAAATCAGATTTATCGACTACTACGAAGCAGAGGGTGAAGGATTGCCCCACTACGCAAAGATCCTGCAAGACAAGGGTTATATATATGACCGCCATTGGGCCCCGCACGATATCAAGGTTAGGGAATTGGGAAGCGGACGTAGTAGAATTGAGACCGCTAGATCGCTAGGTATTAACTTCGATATTGCTCCAAATGATTCTATTCACAATGGGATTAACGCGGCTAGAGTCATATTTAATAGATGTTGGTTCGATGAGAAGAGATGTAAAGAAGGTATTCAAGCGCTAAGAAACTACAAGAAGGACTACAACGAGCGCAGGAGAGAATTCTCTAGAAACCCATTACACGATTGGTCATCCCATGCAGCGGACGCATTCAGATATTTTGCTGTTAGTTGGACAGACAAGAAGGATCGTAAACCAGTACAAGCTAAGGTGAATATCGCATGAACATGGAGCAAATGCAGGACTTGAAACGAATGAAAGCAGATATCGAGGCGTTAAAGCAGCGAGTCAAAGAAATTGAAAACCGACCAAAACCAGGCCGGAAACCAAAGAGATCAGAGAATGCTATCAGACAGTCAAATAGCTAGTATTGTAGCGGCGGAAGAGTCGCAAGCGATTGGGTATCTTGGAGAAGGTTCTGAGATCCAACAAAACAGAGCTACACTCCTAGACTACTACAACCAACGTCCGTATGGTGATGAGATCGACGGACAAAGCCAAGTAGTAACGAGTGATGTTAGTGACGTTATAGAAGGAATGTTGCCTCAACTGTTACGAATGTTCACGCAAGGCCGGACGATAGGCTCATTCTCTTCTACTGACCCAAACTACGATCAAGAAGCCCAGCAAAAAGAAGAATATTCTAATTGGGTATTTATGCAACAGCACGATCCTGTTCTAATCCTTCACAATATGTTCAAAGATGCTCTCCTGCAATATACGGGAGCGGTTAAGGTTGTATGGGATGAGTCTGAAGAGTCTGACGAGGAACGTTATAAAGGTCTCTCTCAGGATGAGCTAACTAAACTCGAACTAGATACTAATTTTGAAGTTAAAGAGATCCTCCAAGACGAAGAAACCGGATTGATGGACGTAGTTGGGGAAAGAGTTAACAAGAGCGGAAAGGTTTGTATAGAGAATATCCCACCCGACGAGCTACTCATAGCAAGAAGGTCCAGAGGATTCGATAAGCCTCCATTCATCGGCCAATATACCCCTAAAACGCGCTCAGAGCTTCTAGAAATGGGTTTTGATCGTAATGTGGTAATGAGTCTAGGCCAAGATAATCAAGATGACAGTGAGGTTAAGCTTTCTAGAGAGTTTAATTTAGAGGGTGGAGTAGATAGCAATCCTACGGGCGACAAATCCAAAGACCTCATCTATCTAGGCGAATACTATTTATACATAGATGCGGATGAAGATGGTATATCCGAATATTGGCAAGTTTTCTTCGCTGAAGGCAGAGTGTTAGAAAAGACTCGCATAGACGACCACCCATTTTGTGTTTGCGTACCTGTACCGATGCCTCATAGAGCAATAGGGACGTGCCCAGCTGACCAGGTAGCTGACCTTCAATTTCTGAAATCAACACTTGTTCGACAGCTTCTCAACAACATATACGCTACTAACTACAACCGAATGATAGTTAATGAGCGTGTAGACCTGGACGACCTATTGACGCCTAGAGCTGGAGGCGTGATACGTGTAGACGGTTCTGGGCCAGTGGGTGATAGTGTTACTCCACTAGTCTCGCAACCTCAAACTCAAGGTATTTTACAGGCTATTGAATATACCGATTCAATGCGAGAGATCAGGACTGGAATAACGCGCTACAACCAAGGGTTAGACACTGAGAGCCTTAACAAGACCGCTACAGGCTTCCAAGGCATACGTGACATGTCACAGATGCGAATAGAGCTTATAGCGCGTGTGTTTGCTGATACGGGCGTTAAGAAGATATTCGAGCGGATTATAGAGCTGGCTAGCAAATATCAAAATGAACAGATGCAATTGCGAGTTCACGGTCAGACGTTAGATATCGACCCTTCAGCATGGCACTATAAAACGCAATGCAATATAGATATTGGATTGGGTAGCGGAGACAGGCAGGAGAAAGTAGCTAATCTGTCATATTTCTATCAACAGCAGAAAGAATTATTACAGTTGGGAAGCCCTCTAGTTGACTCTAAGAAGCTCTACAACACTCTGGAAAAGGTTGCTGTAGAGGTTGGGTTAAAGGGTGCAGATCTGTACTTCAACGATCCGGAGGTTCCTCAAGAGCTTCTACTTGCAGAGAATGAGCAATTGAAACTAATGGTTCAACAGATGCAGGCTCAAATGAACAACCCGCTAGCCGAAGCTGAAGCAGTCAAAGCGCAAGCAGCTTTACAATTAAAGCAGATGGATGCTCAGATTAAAGTTTTACAAGAGCAAGTCAAGGCTCAAGGCAAGACCGCTGAACTACAGCAGAAAGAGCGGTTCCACGATGATGAGATGGCTTTGGAATTAACTAAGATAGAAGCGCAGAATAGTGTTAACGTACCAGGTAGCCTAATATGACACCAGAAGAGAAGAAGAAACGCAAGGGAGAAGATGCCAAGCGACTATTAAGCGATCCAGTATTGAAAGAGGCGTTGTCTACTCTCAGAAACACATGCTTCAATAATATTGAATCCTCTTCACACGACCAACAAGGTCAGCGTGAGGATTTGTATTACATGCTGAGATGCATTACAGCATTCGAACGGCAGTTAAAGCAGTATATACAGGAAGGCACGGTAAGCGTGTACAATTCAAACGTTAACAGATTAATAAGGTAAATTTTATGAGCATAGCCAACCCACAGGGAGCTAGCATTAGTGAAGCAGTAAGTAAGTTGAAAGGCATTCTAGCGGAGCCCTCCGAGCCAACCACAGAACAGAATGCACAGCCTGAAGCCAAACAGGAGCAGATCAACCAAGCGAAAGAGCCGGAAACGCAGTCTAAGACTAGCGACACAGAAGCCCCTAGCAGACGACGAAAAGCGAAATTAGGCGACCGTGAGATAGAGTTTGAAGTGTTGACCGATGACGTTGATCTAGATTTGATTCCTAAAGGATTGATGATGGAGAGCGATTATCGGCAGAAAACTATGTCTCTAGCTGATGAGCGGAAAGCTTTTGAAGCTAACAAATCTGAATTCGATACTAAGTTAGCAGAACTCCAAGACCTGGTATTAATGGAAGCTGATAATTTAGAATCGGAAGAGATGAAACAGCTAAAAGAGTATGACCCAGATCAGTATTGGAAACAGTTTGATCAGTTAAAAGGCAAAGCTGAACGTTTAAAGGAGTACAAATCTAAACGTGATGCCGAGCTATTAGAGCAACAGCAAAAGCTATTTGAGGCTGAGACAGCTAAATATACTCAACTAATTCCAGAATGGTTAGACGAGAGTGTTAAGCAGTCTGATGCGAAGATGATTATAGACTCACTATCTAAGATTGGATTCAGTCAAGACGAGATTGGTGGTTTATATGATTCGAGAATGATAGCGATTGCTAGAAAGGCAGCTCTATATGATCAAATTCAAAAACAGAACATTGAGGCGAAACGAGTTAAACCGGTTCCGAAGTCTTCAAAACCAGCGGCAACGACTGAAGCAGCGGAAAAAACGCACGGTCAGAAATCAATGGATAGACTCAGGAAAACCGGAAAGCTAGGTGACGCACAAGCAGCTATTAGAAATTTAATCCTCGGAGGATAGACAATGACAGTACCAACTAATACAGTTACAGAATTCGACCTCGGAACCGGCGGAGCAGATTCGACCCGTGAAGATTTGAGCGATATCATCTACAATATTGCGCCTTGATTTCTAGGGCCATTTTATGTAGTATCGTAGGCTATGCCTACACAAGTACAATGCAAACAATGTGGGAAAGCTCAAGAAGTTATCCCAGCCAGAGCCAAGACTTATAAGTTTTGTTCTTATGAGTGCAGAGGCAAATGGCGAAAAGAAAACTGGACTGGAAAGAATCATCCAAACTGGAATGATGAGGCTAGAGCTAAATCATGCAAGGGTTGTGGTGGTGAATTCAGACAGAAAAAGACAGAGGCTATATCAACTTTCAGAAGTCGAAAGTTTTGCTCCAAGCCTTGTGCTGATAAGCATGGTTTTAGATATTCTGGATCGGATCATCCAAATTGGAGAGAAGATTCCAGGCGAAAAAATCGTAGTGGTCAGCATAAGAAATGGAGAGATGCTGTAATAAGCAGAGATAAAGCCAAATGCTGTCATTGTGGTGAGAGTGATATTGAATTACACGCTCATCATATAAAATCATACAAAGATTATCCAGAATTGAGATTTGATGTCGATAATGGGTTGACTCTTTGTTACGTTTGTCATTGGAAAGTGCATACTGCGCAAAATGCAAACGGGGTGAATTCGGGGGAAGCCTCAGCACGTAAAGGTGGTGGTAATCCCGAGCCAAGCTTGAATGGAAACATTCTTGAAGGTGTAACGACTAGAGGACGAGCCTACAGGAGATGGGTAGGCAACTGTGATTACTGTGGCAAGGTGATCAGCAAAGCATTGAGCGATGTTAAAGGTAAAAAACGTCATTATTGCAATAAAAGCTGTTCATCAAAAAACAGAATCAAGTTGTATGGCCCAATCAAACGGCAGTAATTCCTCCAAGAGCGCCCTGGCCGAAAGGTATGATATAGTCTGAGCTGCAACGGAAACTTGCAGAAGCAGTAATTAAAAAAGCTGCGATAACAAAACTGACAGAAACCCCATTCATGACCTCGATCCCACGAGTTGGAGCTTCCCAGGTTTATCACGAATGGCAAACCGATACCCTAGACGATATCGGAACCAACCGAGCTATTGAGGGCGACGACCCAACAGCTAAGACCTACAGCGCTTCTACTCGTGTGGGTAACTACTGCCAGATCTCGCAAAAAACCGTTAGTGTGTCGGGTACTGCAATCAAATCAAACCATGCTGGCTTTGCTAGTGCGTTATCTTACCAAGTCGCTAAACGTGGTAAAGAGCTTAAGCGAGATATGGAGAGAGCGTTAGTATCTAACCAAGCCTCTAGTGCTGGCGGTGCTGGTACTGCTAGATCCTTGGCATCTGTAGAATCATGGCTATCTACTAACAAAACCTCTGAGGGTACTGGAACGGCTCAAACTACTCCAGGCTTTGCGAGTGGTACTGTAGCAGCTCCTACTGATTCAACCGTAGCAGGTACTTTCGAGAAGGTTCCACTAGATGCCATTATCCAAGAGATCTATGTAGAAGGTGGCGAGCCTACTGTGATTATGGTAGATCCTTTCAACCGTACTAAGATTTCAGGTTTTAGCGGTATCTCAACCCTTCAAACCGATGCCAACATGAATTCTGATGTTTCATTGATTGGAGCGGTGGACTTCTACAAATCAAACTTTGGTATCTTGAAGGTAGTTCCAAATAGGTTTATGCGTTCAGCCAAGTGGAGTGATTCAGTATCTACTGCGCTAATCCTAGACCTTGATTATTGGGCAGTTGCTTACCTTCGACCGTTCGAGCTTAATCCTCTGGCTAAGACTGGCGATAGTGAAAAACGTCAAATGCTGGCTGAATTTACGCTCGAATCTCGTAACGAGGCGGCATCGGGTAAAGTAACTGATTTGACAGTTTCATAGGCGAACGGTTAACTAGCATCTTTACATATTGTGAGGGTGCTAGTAATGAGTGTCACACTTAGTGTCTTTTCCATATGGGTATATATATATCACCCAAGACGAAAAGACACCTAGTGTGACATACTGGCAAAGAGTAATTATGTCTTACCAAGAAACAAAGGGTGGAAATATGTATGAGTAGGAAGCTTCTAGATTATGATCCATTAACAAGAACGGCTGAATGGCATTTTTACGATGAGATGTCGAAGAAAACCTATATCAAGACTGTACAGGATGTAGAGCCAATCTTGGAGACTAACAAGAGGAAGCAGAATTCTCTGAACACATCCCGTTTTACCAAAAAGGATGATATGTATCACTTTGCATCGGTTCCAAATTCTGTATTGTTGGAATGGAAGCAAAAATACAACATAGACTGGAACAGAAAAGAGGATCTACCAAAGATCGAGAAGCTGTTAATGTCTAGTGAATATAAATATCTAAGGACTGTTGATAGGATATGATTGAAGACCTAAAACGAGCTAAAGGAATAGTCGATTCAGAACCCGACGAGGCTATGAGAATATGCTGCGAGGTGATGAACAAGGAGCTGGATTCGGATGTAGGCCAGATGGCGTTATTCATGGCTGGTTACATCATGATGAATGCAGGTAGAACAGGCATTGCTTACCATATGTTTATGAGATGCGCTCAGTTAAAGCCTAATGAGCCTGAAATATACTCGAATATGGGTATGTGCTTGGAAGAGGATAAGCCAGAAGAGGCTGTTAAGCTGTTTAAGAAGGCTATGAAGCTGAAGCCTGGGAACGTTACAGCAATGGCTAATCTTGCTTTGATGAACCTCCAAATGGGAAGGCCGGACGAATGCATAAACTTATGTAATCGAGTACTCAAAACTAATCCAGAATCGAGAGCAGCTCATCACAACAAAGGCTTAGCCAAGTTGATGAAACGAGACTTTAGCGGCTGGGATGAGTATTTTAAAACGTTAGGCGTTAAACATAGAGAGGCCAGATCTTACGGTTTGCCGGACTGGAACGGCGAAGAAGGAACGGTATTAGTCTATGGTGAGCAAGGTGTGGGTGATGAGATCATGTTCGCGTCATGCTTTGAAGACCTGCAAAAGACCAACAAGATCATATTTGACTGTGACAAAAGGCTTGAGTCAATATTCAAACGTAACTTTGATTTTGAGATTCATGGAACAAGATTCAGCGACAAGCCTATTGAGGTTTCAGAAACTCCAGACTACCAATGTGCTATAGGTCAATTACCCTACTTCTTTAGAAGAAATGAATCAGACTTCCCTGGCAAGCCTTACCTCAAGCCAGATCCAGAACGAGCCATTCAATGGGAATCAATACTAGAAAGAGGTCCGAGAATTGGCATAGCTTGGAATGGCGGCACTAAGGGCACTAGACAACAATACAGATCTACAGATTTAGAGCAGTTTAAACCCATCATAGATATGGACGCTCAGATAGTTAATCTCGAATATAAGCCTGTAGATGACGATCAGATGAAGGAATACGGTATCACGAATTGGCCTAGAGCTGTTCTAAAAGGCTGTGATCTAGAAGATACTTTAGCATTAATCAGTAGATTGGATTGTGTTGTTACAGTTTGTACTACTGTTGTCTATTTAGCGGGGGCTCTTGGGATACCCTGTTATGTTATAGTTCCTGAATATTGCGGTTATAGATATCATAGTTTTGGCTCATCATTTCCGTGGTATAATAGCGTGAAGCTGTATAGAGGTGGTTTTAACAAATCAATCAGGGAGATTAAAACGGATGTTGAAAATATTCATCGGATACGACCCACGCGAGACCGTAGCTTACCATGTACTCTGTCACTCAATACTAAGGCAGGCTAGCGGGCCAGTTAGTTTTACACCCATCAATAAGCGCAATATTCCAGAATTCACTAGAGGGATGGAAGATGGGTCTACAGAGTTCAGTTTTTCGCGGTTCCTCACTCCCTATCTAACAGGGTTCAGTGGCCAGGCATTATTTATGGATTGTGACATGCTTGTTAGATGCGATATCTACGAGCTACTAGCCTACGGTACAATCAGTAGTGCCGTTAGTGTTGTACAGCATGATTACACACCCAAACCAGATAAGAAATTCCTCGGCAATACCCAGCACATATACCCAAAAAAGAATTGGTCTAGCCTGATGTTGTTTAATTGCAGCCATACAGACTGTTTTAACCTTCATGCATACAAGATTAACCACTGTACAGGTAAATATTTACATCAATTTGAATGGGCGCAGGATGGAGTTGGAGCTATACCTCTAGACTACAATCATTTAGTGGGAGAATATGACCCCAATCCAGACGCTAAAATAGCCCATTTCACACTAGGTACGCCATGTTTCAAGGGATACGAGAGTCAAGAGTTTGCTGACGAATGGTTCGCTGAAAGGGAAATGATGCTACATGCAGACTAATCCTAGCATTAACTTCTTTGGGCCAAATGAAGAGATAGCATCGGGAAGATACCGCAACATAATGCCGTTTAACTGGCTAAAGGATAATGGGTGGGAAGTAGGCAACGATGTGCTAGTGACCATGAAGCATAGATGGCCATTCAACCCTTTAGAACCATACTCTAAATATATATTTGACGTATGCGACGATCATTTCGATACAATGTTTAGAGAGCATTATCTAAAACACTGTAACGAATCCAACCTTGTCACCTGCAATTCGGAAGAGATGTCTAGAATCATCAAGGAACGGACCGGAAGAGAGGCTCAAATAATACCTGATCCTATCGAATACGACACACAGCCAGCACACTATAAAGATAGATTCCTGACGTTTGGCAATGAGTGGAATATTGCATTGTTGCGCAATGTACCGAACCTATTAAAAGCCCTAAACGGTAGATCGTTAGATATTATTTCTAAGCCTGTAGAACCCTCAATTATTCCTTGGAGCCGTGAGGCAATGATAGAAGGGTTTAAACGTGCTGGAGCTGTTATTATTCCAGTAGGTAATAAGATAGCTAAGAGCGCTAATCGGTTGTTGGAATCAATTAATGCGGGATGTTTTGTAATAGCTAACAGCATGCCAGCCTATGACGAATTCAAGGATTTTTCGTGGATTGGTGATATCGCTCAAGGTATAGACTGGTATTTAAACAACAAGGAAGAGGCTCTAATTAAGGTAGAAGCAGGTCAGAGGTATATACTCGACCGCTACACTATCGACAAGGTAGGGCCGATGTGGGAGAAAGCAATTGGGTCATGTTAATCAGAGGATCTTTTTAGAACGGATGGGAGGCCAGCTACACGGGCCTGTATTAGAGGTTGGCAGCAAAGACTACGGAAACACACAGGACTTTAGATCTTTAGTCAGCGGTGAATACGTTGGTTTAGATTTGGAGGACGGTAAAGGCGTTGACGTAGTACATGATCTATCAGACGGAGTTGGACCACTCAAAAAAGGCCATTTTAATCTGATTATATGCTGTTCGATCTTAGAGCATGTAAAGAACCCCTGGATAGTTGCTGAAACATTAATGGATCTACTGAGCGATAACGGAAAGATCTACATTTCTACTCCGTGGATTCAACGTTACCATAAATATCCAGACGATTATTGGCGGTTCACTCTTCCAGCGCTTAAACTGTTATTTAATAGATTAGAGTTAACCAAGCCATATCTAAGCACCTTCACAGCTGGCGAGTTCATGGATCTTGAAACATATCCAGACTGCGACAACTCACTTGCAATAATGCACGATGGCAGAAAGTACCTACCTTGCTACGAATTACACACTATTGGGCTGAATAATGGCAATAAACACATACGCGAACCTTAAAACAGCAATTGAGGCTTGGTCACATAGAACAGATATTTCTAATGTGATAGATAACTTCATAGAGCTAGCAGAGAATGAGATAGACAAGCGATTAATGCTCAGAAATAACGAGTTGAGAGCTATTGCAACCATGTCCACCTCAGAGCGATTCTTGGCGCTTCCTGACCGTTTTTTGAAGATGCGTAGGCTTACATTAGTAAACGGCACATTGAACTACGAGATAGCCTATAGAAGCCCTGAATCAATGCCTGTGCAAGATAGCGCAGGCAGGCCAAAATACTTCACTGTAACATCACAACTTGAGTTCGATAGAACAGCAGACTCAGCCTATACACTGGAAATGAGCTACTTTTCTAGGATCGTACCTCTAACCTCTTCCAACACATCAAACGACACGCTCACAGATTACCCTGATTTGTACCTGTGGGGATGCCTTGTTCAGCTCGCATTGTGGGAGCAAGATTTTGACAAAGCGAATATTTATCAGGGCAAATTTGATAGATCCATTGAAGAGGCTAACAAGCAGGAAAGAAAAGGTCGGTATGGTACAGCACCACGCATGATGAAAGAAGGATCTACCCCATAATGTATAAAACGATTCCTGTACAAGTTGTGGGTGGCTCGAATCCATCAAGGTCAAAGGCAGTATCGCAAGAAAGAACTTTAAACCTTTATCCTGAATCAGTGCCTTCTGGATCGCATCCTTCTACCCTCTACCCGTGGCCAGGCTCAACTCAATTTAGTGATGGCACAGGATCAGGCGCGTCTAGAGGTATCTACACACACGAACGAACGGGAGTAGTTTACAAGATAGCAGACACTACGCTCTATTCTATGGATTCTAACGGGGTAGAAACATCAATAGGAACGATAGCTGGAAGCGGTTTAGTAATATTTGAGTCTCTTTATGACAATATAGTCAATATAGGAACGAAGCTTTTAATAACTTCTAACACTAAAGGCTATGTTTATGATGTTGACTCAGGTAGTCTAACAGAGGTGACGGATGCTTCATATGTTGCGGGCGGTTCTGTAGTCGCTATTAATTCGTTCGCAATATGGCAGCTAGATAAAAACCGTTACGCGGTGGGTGATGTTGGTGATCCTGCATCTATTCAGGCGGAAAATATCAGTACAACCATAACATATGGCGACGATTTAGTCAGGATCTTTAAATACAAAGAAACAATATACATGATGGGTTCTGTTGGTGTAGAGCCATATTATATAGGTTCATCCGGCACTAATCCTTTAGTTTCAATTCAAAATAGTTCAATGCCTGTTGGGTTAATAGATCGTGGTTGTGTAGACTCTAATGATTATGCAATGTATTGGATTGGCAGCGATAAGATCCTATACAGAGCTACAGCATACCAACAACAGAGCGTCACAACTCCATCAATAGCTGGCGCATTCTTTGATCTAGACTTTACTGGGTCTAGAGTAAAATGTATAAAGTTTGCTGGTCAAAACTTTGTAATGGTCCTGACTAACTCTAAAAGCTGGGTTTACTGCGAGACAACTAACCTATGGATTGAACTCGCCTACACTGCCAACGAATACCCCTATCTTGCCTACGATTATACCTACGCTTACGGAACCCACTACATCCAGTCTAGACTTGATTCTAGAGTATTAAAACTAGATCCTAACGTCTATACTGATAACAACCAAACGACGATTAGAGAGCGTGTTACGGCGCCTATAAACGGCGGTCAGCTTGGCTTGGAGGGTGGGCGTTTTACGGTAAAGCGCGCTGAGATAGTTTGCGCGAGTGGCATAGGGAATTTGAGTGAAGCAAATCCATTAATTATGATCAGCAATTCCATAGACTTCGGCCAATCGTTTTCTAATGAGTCTTGGATTCGAGCAGGAAGAGATGATGAGAACAATCTGAGGGTTGAATACGATTTCATAAGATCATGCAGGCAAATACAATTCAAAATAAGAACCTCAGACCCAAACTTTTTTAACTTTCAATCATTCGCTATTGATGTTCAGCGAGGTGGCCAGTTTTGACGCAGGTGGATCCATTCGTTTATCCAATACCGCAACGACTTCAAGAAGATCCTGAAGTAAGAGCATATTTTGAGTATTTTAGTAGGTGGGCGCATGATATGTGGCTACGGACGGGTGGAAGTGAAGACGCTGTATCTGATACAGGTGTCAGAGAGTCTTACCCCTGGGCGCAGGACTTCATAGGAGATGACAAGAACAGTATACAGGCTCTTTATTCCTGCGGCACTGAAACGCAAATCATAACAACTAAGACGATCTCTAGAGAAACCTATACCGCAGTAGATAACATGTTTGTGTATATGACTAATGATTCTACTCTATATCTTCCTGCTAACCCTGTTAGGAATAGCGTTGTATATATGACTAAGGATGCAAGCAGGTCTAGAGTGAACGGTAACGGTAAAACTATAAACGGAAAGAGTGAGTATGTGTACTACAGGCCAGAGCTGGCTAGGGTATTCCAATATTTTATAGATAGTGATGAGTGGCGTATAAGATGAGTTATGAAGGTGATAACAGTCAGCACGAGCGGAGTATAGAGCAGATCCTAGAGGATATGCTAGTACAACTGAAATTACTGTATCTAGTGCTAGAGGAAGCGGTAGAGACAGGCATAAAGAAAGAGGATCTTGACAATGAGTAGCATACTTGACGGTAAGGGCAGGGGATATAGAGCAGGAGTTAACTCTAATAACCAGTTGGAAACTTTCTCTGTTACTGAAAGCAGAATAGCAGACATATCTAAGACTGGGTATTCGTTTCTAGTAGCAACTGATTTTGTATCGCTTACTACAACAGGATCTTTCAACGGGCTGTTATATATAAAAAACAATAGTACTGTAAGGGATATCTTTATTAAAACCATAAGAGTGTGCTCGGCTGAAACGGGCTATGTCCAGATTAGGGCTATCAGGAACCCATCTACAGGAACTCTTATATCTGATGCTAACTCAGCCGACAAACTATCTGCTAACGCAGGGTCGAGCGTAGTGTTTGATGGGCTGGCCTATGCTGCAAGCGGCGATGGGAAAACGGTTACTGATGGAGACAACTGGACGCAATTTATAAACAGAAGTCCAGGACATAGCGTTCAAGACTATGAAGGAGCAATCGTTATACCTGGCGGGAAATCAATGGCTTTAACAGCTAAACCGTCTGTATCTATGACGATATGCGTAGAGGTTCAATTGTGGTTCGAGGGGGATGAATAATGTATTTAGAAGATGGCGGCGGATCGGGCTACAGAGCGAAGGTCAACAAGAATAATCAGATTTATGTAAATTCAGTCAGTAAGGCGGAGGAACGAAAAGCGACAAAAGATGGGCGCAGTTACAACATTAATACCGGATCTATTGAATTGACTTCTGCTAATGAGAGCGCTGTACTTTACCTGAAGAACAATGAAAATCAAGACCTGCATATCACGAGTATTATAGCGATTCTCGGCCAATCTACAGGCGGTTCTGCTACTGATGACGTCATAGTTGAGGTGTTGAGAAACCCCACAGCAGGCACCGTGGTTAGTGATGCAACGGCGGTAGGTGTTAACAGTAATAGAAATTTCGGTAGTAGCAACACGCTTACGGCTGATGTATATAAGGGCGCAGAGGCTAAGACGTTAACAGATGGCGACCAACACATTTTAAGCTTAATATCCGAAGGAACTAGAGTATCATTTGAGATAGATGAGGTTCTGCCGAAGGGTTCAAGTATTGGTGTTACTATAAACCCACCTGCTTCTAATACCTCAATGGACGTGATGGTAGCCATACTCTGTCACCTGGAAGATCCTAATGATTAAGTCTGCAATAATAGACGTTTTTACTGGCAGAGCGGCGAGAGTTAGTCGTTTTGGTGAGGTGGTCACTGGCAGGTATGATTACAGTGATCCGCAATTCCAGAGCATGTCTAGCACTGGAACGGCGTACAATTTCTTTGCCCCTATTTCTAACAAAAGACTCGTAATCACAGACATTTTAGTTGATGCGGATAGGAATGTTAGCGGGGCTACTCCGGCGACCATAGACATTTACGAATCATCCGGCTCAACTGATACAACGATTGATAAGCAGATATTGAAGCTGGAGTTGCTAAAGAACAGTTTTAGAGATTTTACCGCGCTGAATCTTATTGTTTCTACTGGAAAATGGGTTAACGCTAAGACAGATGACGCGACTGTTAATATCACTATCGCTGGATATTATGTGAAAGAAGTTTAAGGCGGGAAATACTAATGACTACACTAAACAGCTTTGTATCAGAGACTCAGCTAACAGGTTCAGAGTCTACTTTAGTTTCAACTAACACGACTGAGAAGAAGTTTATCGGAAAGATGACATTAACAAACACGTCTACTAGCAACGTAGAGGTTACATTATGGCGCATAGCTTCAACAACTACGGGAACTACGGGAAGCGGTGGTAACTGGATCTTTAAAGAGACTATTCCAGCGGGAAAGGTGGTTACTGTAGATAAGCTACAAGGTCATGTTCTGGGCGTAAGTATGAAAATTTCAGGGTTAGCTGGAACGGCTAGCGTTATCAATGTGGATGTGAGCGGAACTACTGAGACATGATTCGACCAGTAACCCTGGCAGATATGGATTTCTGTCAGAGCATTGCTATTAAATTCTGCGAGATAGCCGGAACTAACTACGATAGATCCACTGTTGAGAATACTGTAGAACAACTAATTAATAACGGTATTATGATTAGAAGCGATCGCGGAATTATAGGGGGTCTAGTCTTCCCTTTATTTATGAGCGGCGAGACAGTGGCACAGGAATTCTTTTGGTATTCAGAAGGCAAGGACGGCAAAGAGTTATTGGAAGCCTTTGAAGATGCAGCAAAAGAGAAGGGAGCAACAAAAATTATAATGGTTAGTCTTCACAACGAATATCAATCAAAGATAGATAAAATCTATACAGATCTAGGTTATATAGAGTCAGAAAAATCTTTTATTAAGGGGATATAGAATGGCGGTATCAACAGGAGCAGCATTATTGGCGGGTGGTCTAGCGGCATCGACAGCCTACGGTGCAAACCGACAAAAGAAGGCAGCAGAGGCGGCAGCAAACGCGCAAACACAAGCGGCAGAGCAAGGTATAGGATTCCAGAGGGAAGCGCTACAGTCCTTTAATGAGCGCACAGAACCATTCAGACAGCTTGGAGTTGGTGTGTTGCCACAATTAACACAGCAGGCAGGCATGGGTCAGAGTCCGTTATTCAGCGCTCTACAAGACGATGTGACCAGGCGCGTATTCGCAAATCAAGCGGCGCAAGGCAGGACTGGCGGCACAGAAACCGCTGTAGCTCTAGCTAATGCTCTAGCACCATTACAAATACAGCAGCAGCAACAACAGTTTGCTAACTTATACGATCTTGCAAGACTTGGCTCTAATGTTGCGGCGGGACAAGGTACAGCAGGATTAAGTACGGCTGGGAACCTGGCGAATCTAGCTGGGAATATTGGTCAGGCTCAATCTCAAGGACAGATAGGAAAAGCTAACGCAATCAATCAAGGCTTGGGTGGTCTAGCGAGCCTAGCAGGTTTTGGCTTAGCTGGAGGGTTTGGCGGTGGCGGCGGTGGGTCAGGATTGGGCGGTGGTTTAATGTCACCTTCAACACTTTCTAATACCTGGTACGCATAGGGGGGATACATGACAAACCTATTCAATGAGTTCATTAAAGGCCAACAAGCAGCGCAGAATTTTCAACTCAATAAAATGAGACTTGCTCAGGCTAATGCACTATTCCCAGCTGAACAGCAGATAAAACAACTAGAGATAGAGAGATTGCAGCAAGCATTGGCTACTGGAAAACAAGCAGAATTTCAGCAGGCACAGCAGAAAGAGCTAGCGGGCTACACGTTCAACCCTGCAACTGGTCAATACTCTATTAATCCAGCTCTGAAACAACAAATAGAAGCAACAAAGGCTCTCGCAGCTAAACCAGAATTAAAGGTAAGTGATATATCCTCTATTAACAAGGATCTGACAGCGTTAACTAAGGATGCCAGAGGTATTAAAGCGGCTGCTGATAGCTTGATAAGCCTTAAAGAGAGTTCAAGCCCAGCTTCAAAACTTGCAGCTGTGTTTAAGTTTATGAAAGCGTTAGATCCAACCTCTGTAGTAAGAGAAACAGAACAAGGTCAGGTTTATGAGTCTCAAGGCATACCAGAACTATTATTAGGCAAGCTAAATAATATAACCGGAGAAGGCAAGCTTACTGGTCAGGCGTTCCAAGACCTCGTAGATACCTCAAAAATAATGGCTAACTCAGCCCTAGAGACCTCTAGAGAAGAGGCTATAAGCTTTTTAGATGTATTCTCAGAGCTTCCAGATGACAGACGAGCAGCTTTTGAAAAGAGGGTTCCAACACTGTTCGACGTTTCCAATATTAAACCGATTAAACCAGATCAACCTGCAATGGTAAATATTGGGAGTGGGCGCAATAAGCGAATAGTGCCTGCGGATGCTATTCCGGTTACAGAGCTTACTAATGAGCAGCTCATGCAAGAATACGAACGATTGCGAGGGAGTGGGCGCAATAAGCGAATAGTGCCTGCGGATGCTATTCCGGTTACAGAGCTTACTAATGAGCAGCTAATGCAAGAATACGAACGATTGCGAGGTGGTCAATAATGGCAACTCTACAAGAAATAGAGGCTGAGTTATCGAGGCGTGGTCTATCAAGACAACAGCAAATAGAGGCTGAATTGTCGAAGAGAGGTCTAGACGTTGTAAACCCAAAATGGGCAGCTGAGCAGGCATCCAATATAGATGGAGTACCTAGCCAACCAGAGCCAGATCCAGAGACTAGAACGGTGGGGGATGCATTAAAAGGCGCGTTTGAAACTGGAATAGCATTGGTTGGCGGCGGTCTGGCAGGCAGTTATGGCTATGTTGGTGGACTTGCTGAAAGCTTGGTTAAAGAGGCGGCTAGTGGACAGTTTGACGCGGACAGAATAAGACAGTTAACCGAGCAAAGAGCGGCTGAATTTGCAAGACCTTTCATGCCAGAATCAGAAGCGGGAAGAGAATATACGCAGACTATTAGCGAATTACTCGGAAATATTCCGATGATCCCACAACTAGCTATAGAGCAACAAGCATTAAAAAATCTTGGTAGAGCAGGATTACAGGTTATCCCAGCAAAGACTAAGGTAATCAATGACAATCTAGCTCAAGCGGCTAAGATTGTGAGAGAGCAGGCTTTCAAACGCAATCAACAATCTGCCAATCTTCCTTTGGGGTCTGTGGGTGCTCAAGCATTGAGTGATGCACAGATTAGAGCTGAAGCGGCAAAGAATTTACCAGTACCCATATATCTAACCAAGGGGCAATCTACAAGAGAATTTGATCAGCAACGATTCGAGAGAGAAACAGCAAAGCTAGAGGATGTTGGCGAACCATTAAGACAGAGATTTGCAGATCAGAACAGCCAATTGATACAGAATTTTGACTCATTCATAGACGAGGTTGGAGCAGAATTATATTACCCTTTAGAGATCGGGGAATCTGTTGTTAAAGCGATTCGAGCCGATGCAGCCAAAGATAAGGCTAAGATTAGAACGCTCTACAATCAGGCTAGAGAGGCCGGAGAGATGGGTAGAAAGGTAGATCTGAACCCTCTTTCTGACTACTTGAACGCTAATAGAGCAGAACGAGCTGAAAATAGCATAATGACCAAAACACAACGTCAATTAGAGGTTCTGGAGGTCGCTGGAGGATCATTTGAAGAAGGTACTCTATCATTGCGCCAAATGAGTTTAAACGAGGCTGAAGCTGTTAGGCGCTTCATAAACCGCAATGTAAACGATGCAGATCCTAATGATGTGAGGATAGCCACGAACCTTAAGAACCTCATAGATGCCTCCACAGAAGGACAGGGAGGTGAAAAATACAAGGCAGCTAGAAAGGCTAGGTTTGATTATGCGGAGAAGTTCGAGAACGTTGGATTAATAGACAATCTGTTAACAACCAAGCGAGGAACCGTAGACAGAAAGATCGCTCTAGAGGATGTTGTCAGGAAGTCGGTAATATCCTCAGCCACCCCCTACCAATCTACCTACCACCTCAGAAAGCTGCTACAAAATGCAGGCGAAGAAGGAAAGCAGGCGTGGAGAGAGTTACAGGGTTCAACGTTGAGACACCTAAAAGACCAGATGACTAAAAACGTAGCACGCAATGAAAGAGGTGATCCGGTTGTTTCGGCTGCGGCTCTAGATCGTGAGTTAATGGCATTAGATAGAAATGGAAAATTAGATCTTCTATTTGGCAAGAGTGGAGCCCAGAAACTACGAACTATTAATGATGTAGCAAAAGTGGTTCTAACCTCACCTCCTGGATCTGTTAATCATTCCAATACTGCTACGGTATTAGCTGGATTGATGGACATTGCTGTAAGTGGATCGAGCGGAGTACCCGCCCCTGTTTTCACCTCTGTTAAGTTATTGACTGATGGTTTGAAAGACAAGAAATTAAAGAAACGTGTCGCTGATGCTTTAAAAACTGAAGAGGAATAATCATGGCTTGGACTCCAATTTCTGGAACTATGACTCAATACCAAACAAGTACGGGAGATCTAGCCAGCAGCTATTATCTCAAATTCTATCAATCCGGCACGACTACAGCTTTTAATATGGCTACAGACTCAACCGGAGGAACCACGCTTGCAAAATGTCAGCTAGATAGTTCAGGTTATCCCACCACGGACGGATCGACTAGATTTATCCCACACGTTAACCAGAAATATAAGATCGTTCTATACAAAAATTCTACGGACGCAGACGCAAATACAACAGGCAACGCGGATTGGGTTATAGATGCAGTTGATCAGGCGGCAATAAAAGCAGAGAATGAGATAATATTTGAAACTGTAGCAGCGATGGTTGCAGACACTACTCTATCAGTAGGGGATCACGTTAGAACGCTTGGCTATACTACCATAGGTGATGGAGGCGGTAATGAATATGATGTTGTGGCAGCGGCTACTGGTACGGATGATGGAGGTTCCTATATTGATTTAGCTACACATCAAGCTAAAGGACTATTCCCTAACGACTACTACAGCGTAAAGCATTTTGGATCTGTTAGTGATGGCTCTACTGATGATACAGCGGTTATTTTGGTGGCTGCGGCTGCATATAAATATATACACATTCCCTATAACACTAAATACGACCCTCAAACGTTATTAGCCACTCTACCGACGGATGTTGTAATTTTCGACGCCTCAATGATCAATAGTTTCAACTCAGCGGGAGAGACTACTAAAGAAGTAGGTCTCATATCAAAAGATACAGCTGCAAGCGATACGCACTGGTTAATAGCAAGTGACCACCATGCGATTTTGCAGTTATCCAACTTCGGCGGCGCTGGCACTACTTCTGCGAGCCAGAGAAAGGGGTCAATGGTATGGACAGCCGGTAAATTTGAAAACGCCTCAGCTACTAATAAGAATGGGTGGCGAGGTGGCGCAATCAAGCAATTCACAAAAGAAAGTAGCGGATCGTACTGGATAGAAACCCTTAGATGCTTGGCTCCTTGGGCGGCGATAGGTGGCGACTATGAGAGGTGGAAGACTGGCGAATCTGTATCAAGCGGCGATTATAGAACGAATGATGATCAACATTATGTAGCAGCGTCTACGGGTACGACCGGAGCGACAGGACCAACTCATACTACAGGCACCGTTTCGGATGGTGGAGTAGATTGGACATGGATTGATACAGCAGACAGAACTATCTATCAGATTGATGAGTACGGTAGATTCCTAATCGGTACAGGTTCAGCAGGGTCTACTTTTCGGCATAAGGTTGGCCTAACTGATCCCGTGGGCAATTATGTTGGTCAATTTGCAGCAAGAGGTACATCCAAAACGGTTAGACTTGCCTTCTACCCTACGGATGGCGCAGACGCAGAAGAGTTACAGCCTTATATACTAGCTCAAGCTGGTGTTGGGCTAAGGATCTTCAGCAGCACTGGCACAGAGATAGCAAGATTCAATGACGATTTGGGAACCTATCTAAAAGAAAACGCTAGATCCTGGACAATGGTTAGCGATGGTGATACCACTCCAAGCGTGGATGGTGTTGCAACTATTTACACTCAGAATACAGGGGCCACCTCGATTACCGCGTTTGATGATGGTGATGATGGACAGGTTGTAGATCTTGTCATCATTGATGCTAATACGACTTTAGTACATAGTTCCACGTTCATGCTGGCTGGTAGCGTGAATCTAACCACTCCGGCGGCATATACGACTGTCACATTCCAGAAAGTACCTTCATCAATTTCTAACCGTTGGATCGAGATAGGGAGAAGCGAGAAATAGCTTGATTAGTGCAAAGAATAATCTAAAATTAAGATATGCATGATCACGAAATACCATCATTTATATTATGGACAATAATCCTTGGCTACTCAGTAATAGCGGTACAGTTTAGTAAGTTGCTGAGTACGTCGAAGAATGAGCGCGGTAGGAAAGCCCTTCTATACTTGATCGGAATTTTTATATTATGCTCATTTTGTGGGTATGCGTCACATTTTATTCCATCTAGTTATAAATGGATTATTATAGGCGGCCATATTATTTTATCTATCCTTACATGGCTATATATCCTTACACACCAAGTTGAAGTCGTTATCAACATTTTCAGAGATTAGCTATGGATTTTCTTGAGATGTTCACGGGGCCGAGCGGCGGATCACATGCGGCGTTTTATATAATCGGCATTGTTACTGGTTGGGGAATAGCTCAGAAAACGATTGTTAAACGAGCGGATGAGCGAGTAGAAGAGCTGAAACAGAGAATAGAGAAGCTGGAATCTAGATTAACTGATGTAGAGGATTCACGATTTGAGGCAATCATTAACGTTAATACCACCTCACCGGACCACTGACAAACACGGGTCTGGATCCTATGGCGCGGCTAGAGGCGATCGTAGTCATCGAGGCATAGATTATGCTGCATATCCTGGCTCTACCCTACTCTCACCTGTTTCTGGCCTGGTTAACCGGATTGGATATCCCTACTCTAGGCTTGGTCCAAAAGGCGATTATCAGCTAATTGAGATCCAAGTAGATGATCAAACTATGGCTAAGTTCTTTTATTTAGATCCACTTGTTCAGCCTGGTAGGAAGGTCATGCGAGGCCAACCATTGGGAATAGTCCAAGATTTAGGAAAGGTCTACCCAGGCATAACAAACCACTTTCATCTAGAGATATGGATAGAAGGCCAGCACGTTAACCCTCAAATATGGTTAGATAACTACGGTGAATAGCAATGGGGTTCTTTTCTAAGTTATTGGGCGATACAGCAGCGGCTCCTATCGAGGCGATTGGTAACATCATTGATGATATACATACGTCTACTGAAGAGAAGCTAGAAGCTGAACAGACTCTATACAAGGTTCAGGCTAAATTACAAGGTTTGCAGGCTGAGATAACCAAACAAGAAGCCACTCACAGGACCGTATTCGTTGCTGGTTGGAGGCCAATGATTGGCTGGGTATGTGGTACAGGTATAGCAATAAACTTCATTTTAGCGCCTCTCGTTAGTCCGTGGTGGATCATCCATACTGCTAACCCTGATGCTCTATTTACCCTATCACTAGCCATGATGGGTGTTGCTGGGTTACGGACGGTCGAAAAGGCTAAAGGTTTAACTCGTTAGACTCCCCTCAATAGCGTATTGTTCATGTCACGTTGTCGGAACTCTTCTTTCTGTTCCTCAGTCATACTATCCCATTTGACATAGAGGCCATTTGCCATTATTCCCTTTCTATCCTTAATCTCATTCCAAGCTATATAGAAACAGTCCTCAAGCTTCCATCCGTTATACTCACACAGCGCGTATAATGCTCTCATAGCAGCTCGGTAGGAACCGTTTATAACACACTTTGCGCACATCCCAATTCCACTGTGAGCAAAGCTATCCAGTTTAAACTCATATTCAAACAGATTTTGAAACCTCGCAGCATTGACTATGCATACCGCTATGTCTCCTACTGCATCCATTCTATCAAGCATACTGCTTGCCGTTAGATACTCTCCTATCTCTTCCAACGCCTTAGCTTTCTGATGAGCCTCTGTTGACTGATCATAGATACCTCTAACAATAGCCCAACCCTCAACATTGCGTTTAAATTCGCTAAACCTCATTAGTCATCCCCCATGATTAATTTATACCCTCCGAATAGTGCCAGAGCAAACCCGATGGGCGGCATGAAAGGTATAGCAAACACTCCTACAACACCAGTTAACAAGTAAAGCATGTTCATAATATCAATCTCCTTATTTTCCATCAAACGGGTTAATCTTATTCCAAAATGTTCTAGGTTCTTCCTGTCCTAGCTCAGACTCTATATAATAGAAACCATCAACTGCTCTTTCATATGCCCACACATGCCAGTTCATGTGTCCTATCAGGATTCCGACAGCAACCGGAACCCCCTTTTCTCTGATAAACCTCTTACATTTTTCTATTTCGTTTTTCATATTCGCAAAACTCCTTGTATGCTGCCATTGGTCTATGTGTTAACTTGTCTATCTTCCTTTTCGCTGATATTAGGTTGCACAAGAAGAAGACTAATATCAATCCGGTCACGAAAAACACTCCACTCCATTCTATCATTGTAAACCTCTCATGCATTCAGACATTTGTTGAAACATCTCAATCTGATCCAGCCGTTGATTCATGCTATTCAGTTGAGTACCCATAATTACGACTAAGACTGCCAGTATTACCAAATTCCATTTATCCATGCTTCACCTCGCTCAACCAATCCCATGATCTACCATTCCTTGCTACTACCCTACCCTCTAGCTCTTCCAAAACCTGCTTGGCCGTATTCTTGGAGCCGCCACACTTTTCTACCAGAGTATCGTATTTCAGGTTTGGTACTGACCTGTTAATGATGGCAGTACGCATTTTAGTACGGTACTTATCTGAGGTTGTTCCGGTACGGTTAGGCGGTACTGAATCCCGTTTAGTACTCGTTTCGGTACTATTTGGGCCATTTAGTACTGAAACCGGACGCTCAGCCCAATCATTTGACTCACTTTTAACCTGTTTTACTGGTCGTGATGTCATAGTCGCTGCGGCTCCTAAACTAACTTCCATGCAGACCAGAATGAATGTCAAGCACCACATTGTAATAAGCGTAACAATCTCAACAGGCTTTCCAGTGAGCTTTGATAGATACCCAAACACAGCCATAGCGCCAGATTCAAACCTGCCATTCTTAGATTCTAGCTTAGCCAAGCGCTCCCTAGCATTGCTGAGCTTCTCTTCAAGCACAGCCTTTTGGTCTCCGACTTTTCGAGCGTTCCAAGGATTTTGGGTGGCTAGCAGGGTGGCTATCTCTAGATTCCTGGCTGATATTTGGTCCTTCAGATCGTCTATAGTATCTCTAATCACAGCAATCTCAGGATCAGCTTTGTTTGTACCTGCATTCAACCACGCAGCTGAAGACACGAAGATCGTAAATACTAACAATCCAACAGTTGCGATGGCAGACATCCCCTTTAATAACCAGCCTGGCAGCTTCTTAGCGTAGAAGAAGGTCAAAGAGAATAGGGCGATTGCAAATAGATACGAGTATCTAGGGTCGAAGTTTGATCCATAATCGAATGCAAATGAGCTAGTGCAATAAGCTACACCCAGCGTCATTACAATTAAGAATATCCGTGATGTTAATATGTCTAAGAATCCGTTAGCGGCTCTTTCTAGTCTTCCTTCCATTTTTCTTCCTCCTTCGTTTAAGAATCTTGTGCAGATCACAGCGTCTACAGATCCGCACAGTGAATATCCAATGTGTTATGTAAGTTATGATTACTAGATAGATCAGTAAGATCCCAATCTGAACAACCAGTAAACAATCGCTACACCCGTTAATAAAAGACAAATCCAATCAACTCCTGTTAGTTTCCTGTCATCCATTTTAGATCCTCCTTGTTTCTCATCCAGACCGTTATTTCCTGTTCAATTACATCTCTAATTTTAGTTACAGTCAGATCCCGTAATTCTATTGATGTGATCTGATCCATAATGATATCTGTTAGCGCTACTTGCTCGCTGAAACTATCCGCTAGAAAATATTTACTAATGATATCTGCTACTTCTTCCCTACATACGTTACGTCCTATCATGTGACTCTCCTTGAATTGTTAGAGTGGGAGAGGGTACTACATGATCCCTCAGTTAATTAAAATGGCATATCGTCGTCAAAAGCTTCCTGCTTGTTGCTCTCCTTTGTCCCATATCCTCCTTCTTGCTTCTCCTTAAATGATAATGACATATACTTCACGCCATTCTTGCTCTCGTTAAGCCATGATGAAATGTAATACTCAACTCCATCAATCATAGCCTGCCCTTTGTAATCTGGATGTGTATCCTTCTCCTTCTCCTTGTTTCTGAATAATGCTCCACTATTGTCTTTCTGGTTCATGCTGTCACCTCATAATCGTATGTTTCGATAATTTGCGTATAGTCCTCAACTAACTTAAAAAACTTCTCTTCTCTCCTTTGTAGTCTCTCCACTTCCTCCTTCACTTGGTTAATGTGTAGCCTGCATATAAACAGGCGCTTGTCTTCTGGAAACTCTGCGCAGTAGCTAACGAAGTCGATCCATTGTCTGCCAGTGTGGTACATGTTGCCAATAATCTGCCATTTATAGGCAGGGTCATACGATTGACGCTTCAGGTTGGTAAGATGAACGTTAGCTATTACCGACTTAATCTCGATCAATCCATCATCTCCCACTAAACCATCGGGGCTACAACCAACCAGGCCACAGTCAAAGAATCCGCCGTTTGTTACTTCTGAGAATGTTCGGTCTTCATAAGCCATTCGCGCTACAGGCTCTTGTTCGTGGCCTCTTTCCATATGATCATTCGAGTAAGAAGATCCAGCAGGGCGGCCTGTGATGCGTTCTACAGCTATTGTCATGGCTAGCTTCTTAGCTGGTTCGCCGAAAGCCTTACCATCATTCGCCATGATCTTACCGAAGCTGGAGCCTGTTAGCTTGCCAGCCCTCAGTAAATACCATTCGTCGCTATTCTGTTCAACGTTGTGAAATTGCATTATTGACATTCTCCCACAAGTTGGAGCTCAAGATCGGGAGTGATAGTCATTCTCTTCTTAACCGCATTGAGATTGCCATCACGCTGAAAAGCCGCTTTAGCGTTATCCCATGCCTTAGAGCCTGGCACGAGAGGCGGCAGGGTGGTTCTAGGCTTCTCTGTTGAGATGCGTAAACCTTCTACCGTATCTCTGCCAAACCGGACTGAGCTATCTACATAAACCGTAACAGGTAGGTTCTGCCAGTCATCTATAAACTTGGACCCACTGAGGCTTGCAAGGGTCCGGCTGTTTGTTGCGTTCAAGATCATGGGCTTCAGCTTCTCACCTTGTCGAATTTCCTTCTCGACAAAGTATGCAGTATTGAAAAGATCCTTGGATTTCTTCGATTTGTCACTCTCAAGCTTCACCTGAGATATTGTAAGCACAGTAGGCTCTACAATGTCAGCCGAGCTGAGGTAGGGCGAGTTGAAAGCTTTTCTGTAATGAGTCTTTTCCATTTCTATATCTCCACTAAATTTGTTTTATCAATTGCCATTTCTCTAACTAAGATGATGGCAGCCTTTAATTTACAATCCTCTACAGCCTTTGTAGCTCGGTATCTGTGGAAGGGGCCGTAGAATGTAGCTACAGCCCAACCACCCACTGTTAACTCAGACGAGTACCATTTGTGCCTAAGCGTTGTCTTTAACTGGTTGTGACGTTGCATTTGAGAAGCCGTCCATAGCCCGAGATGTGAAGAGGAACCCTAGAAGGGGCAAGCAAAGCATGAATTTGATCAGGTCCATTTATGTATCTCCTTGTCGTGTTGGTATGATCTAACTATAACGTTGTAATTTATAATTGTGAAATAACGTGTTCTCATAAAAAGTAACTACTACTATTACTTTATATTATTAGTAATAACTACTACTATTAATTATACTCGCTACAAGGAGGTGTCAAAATGAACTATCAACAAATTATGGCAGAACTGAAAGAAGCAGGATGGAGCAACTATCGTATTAACAAGGTGACAGGATTAAACACTAAGACTCTTCAAAATCTACGAGATGGATTAGTGACCAATCCCAGACTAACTACGCACAATACTATCATTGCGTTGTACAACAAGGAGATCAAAAGGGATGTTTGATTTTAATGTGATAGCGAACGAAAAACTCAATAGAGCTGTGATTGATGTAGGCTCAGTTAGATATGTTATAGAGATGAACGCGCAGCATTGCTATAGCGCTTTGATCTACAGGGATGTTGAAGGCGGCTATCATTGTAATAGTAAGTCAATTTATTTTGAAATGGGTTTTGAAACGAGGGAGATTTAGACATGGATTGTACAGACTGCGGGTTGCAGATTAGCTCAGAAGACGAGCTAAGAGGCTATGAGATGTGTTTGAAGTGCCGACTAGACGAACCTATGGATCTCATTAACAAACTGATGAGAGAAGGCTGGGGAAGCCAAAGCGCAGCTGATGAGGTACAGCGCAGGCTAAAACTGAATGATTCAGACACGCTAGCAGCTGCTTATTATTGTGAATTGTATCGAGAGTAATCACCATCAAATATATGTTTTCTATCCTGTTAAGGTCAAGCCGAAGCAGGGTAGCAAAGTTATCATTTGCCGGAAATCTTCAGTAGAAATAGCAGTGTTTGAAGGCAGTCAATTTTTAATCAATCAGAACGTTGTGCAGGATGTGAAGTGGTGGGGATATCTTCCGAAGCATCCTAATACACTAAATACACAATGTAGGAAATTATAGCATGCAAAGTTTAACGCAGGATAAGGAAGGAATAGTAGCAAATGGTGTGCGTTACAAGTACAAAGATCTTGGCGTAGATCCTAATAATGTAAGAGTTTTTCAGACAAACGGAAGGCTATTTGTCAACGGGAAAGAAGTAACCAAGGTAATAGCGAAGAGTCAGGATGATAGGTTGCCTCATGGCCGGTATATCTTAATTCTATTGGGTGCAGCGATCGGTATTTGCCTGGCGATTTGGAAAGCTAGTTAATAATCATAGCCCAGGTTTCTCTGGGCTTT